CCGACTCCCACGATTGAGGTACAGAACTCAAATCTTGTAATCGACAGAATAGCGTAAGAAAGGAGAAGTTATGCACGAACTTTATGAGCTTAAAGAAAAGCTGATGAAAGAACTTGCAGAGTATAGCCAGGGTGAACTGTCTACCGGTTCTTTGGACGTGATAGACAAGCTCGCACATGCGATCAAGAATATCTGCAAAGTCTGTGAAGATATGGAAGGCTCTTCCTATGAAGGCGGATCAAACTACGGAAGACGGTCTTATGAAGGTTCACGCAGAAGTTATGACGGAAGCTATGATATGTCCCGTGAAGGCGGTTCAAACCGTTCCTATGAAGGTTCATCATATAGAGGACGTGGAAGATACGCAAGGCGTGATTCCATGGGTAGATATGCCGCAGAAGGCCCCGAACTTGCTATGGAACTGAAAGAACTTATGCAGGACGCTCCGGAAGAGTCCAAGCAGGATTTTAAGAGACTGATTCAGAAAATCGAGCAGATGTAAAAAAAGGCCCCCGATCAAAAGTCGGGGGTTTCTTCTTTGCTTTCTATTAACAGTGATATTGAGTATAACAAGAATGATAAAAAGAACAGTATTGCGGTAAAAATGTATGCTTCAAACGGCATTTGACGGTGGAATGCAAGAAACAGTACAAATATTGAGATTGATACAAATAAAAATCCGGTTGATTTCTTCATTCGTTGTCCTTTGCTATGTCTGCTCTGATTAATTCTTTCAGATAACCTTGCACATTGTCTACGGATTCTAACTTATCCAAGATATCTTTGTCTGTATTTCGGTTGAGTCTGAAGGAAATTGCCTTTGTTGTGGTTGCGTTGTACTTAATACTTGCTCTGGAATGTGCGGAAATGGCTTTTTTTCTTGGCATAGTGTTACTCCTTTCAATCATTGCACATTGTATCATATAATGCCATTTTCACGCAATTCCCTTTGTAAACCGTACTTTTTAGCGTATTTTTCAAAAATTCGGATGTCGTGAAGCAGTTCGGCATAAGATAATGTCTTTTCTGCGGTTCTCATTTGCCATTCCTGGGCTGACTGACGTACTGCAGCTTGCATAAGTTCATATTTACTTGCATTCTTCCTTGTGGTCAAGATCTGCATTTCTTCGCCGGTTATGATGTCCTTATACTTCATTTTTAATATTCTCCTTGCATGTAATTTTTATAAAAATCAATCTCTCGGTCTGTAATTCCACCCCTATAATCATCTCTGCCAGGCTTTGACAACCATCTCAACATGTTTAGGCAGAACCTTTCTCTCGTCTCCCCTCTTAACTCTTTGAATAAATGCTTTTCTTGCCACTCGGGATAAAGGGACTCGTCAAAATCCTCGGGGGACTCGTTTAATATAAGTGTGTCTCCATAATCATCAGTTAAGAAAAATTTACCGCCCGTCATTTCTCCGTAGAAAAGCCATATTCCCCCACCGGTGTATACTGCGTGTACGTTTTTTATTCTCATCTTCTCTACTCCCTTCAATCTTGAAATTCGTCTACATCGAATATTTTTAGGTTTCCTCTGCAACTTTCGTTATTGTCTCCGTACTTCTCTAAAATCTTATAAATTTCGATCTCGTCCTCTTCGGTTAATTTGGGGCTGTAGTATTCCTTGTCTCCGTCTGTGTGCAGTAGCATAAAGCCGATTATTTTTGATTTTTTCATATCTTATGCCCTTTCTACTGTGAGTGCGTATCTGTCAGATTTCGAAAACTCGGAAATGATTTCCGTTTTTCCTACGGTAAACTCTTGATAAATGATGTCGCTTTCGTCTTCCTTTATGCGGGCCTTAATAGCTTGTTCGGTCATTGGTGACATTTGGGATAATTTGGTGTAACTTATCTTATTTTTAAGTTCCCAAATTTTAACCTCGGTGTCGTAGTATCTCTTTAAAAGTAGATCCCTTGCGTCTTCCTTTGTTTTTGCTGTTGCGGTGATAGTTCCTATGCTGAAAACCGGCAATATTGCGATGTATACTTTCATATTTTCTCCTTTCTTAAACGCTTTCTTTGAACGGTCTGCCGATTAGGCTTGATATTTCTTGTCCGATGTGCAGAAGATCCATTTTGCGGTTATATAAGACGTTTATTTCTCTTATCTTGTCATCGTTGCCTGATATGTCCTCACTGCTTAAGTTTATGTATTCTTCCCTTGTATCCCAATAGGCAGCCTGGATTGACTTAAAGATTGTATTAAGCTCTTTTTCGGATAATTCGATGTTAAAAATGGTTTCGTTTACTCTCATTTTCTGCCCCTTTCGTTTGCGGTGATTGCAAGATATTTTCTCATTGTTGCTTTTACGGTCTTTTTAGCCGGTTTCGGCTGATAGGGTTTAAATTTTACTGTATATTTCATCCGTTCCCCCTTATGCTTGTAAATCTTCGATGATGTCGAGTAGATGGCCTATTATCGACTCTGGATTGTTTTGGATTGTGTCCACGATTTCGGTTAACTCTTCGGTTTTGTTCTTCGATGGATCTTTTTCCCACGGATCTAAAATGTCATATATTCTGATTGCAAGCTCTTTGTAAATATGTCTGTTATTCATAATCGTCCTCACTTTCGGTTTCAAACGTTTCATCAATCAGTTCCGTCCAAAGATTGTCGAGCTTATATTCGATTAATTCTGCTGTTGTCATATCCCAAATGGATTTTCCGTAAATTTCAATCACGTCTTTATTTGTCATGTTGTCTCCCTCTGCCTACCTTTCGCCCGATAGGCGGGGCCTGGTTTTTAATTTTCCGCAAGGTATCTGTCAAGTTCGTCAAGTTGGTCAAGTTCTCTGTCAAGATCGTCAAGTTGCTGTTTAAGTTTGTCGTGCAGTCTTGCCCATTTCTTGCCCCCGTCATTGGCGGTGAATTGTGCCGTTGTGCAAGCTATGAGCAAATCGCAAATTTCGCCCCTTGTTATTGATACCGTTGTTTTGAATTGATTTCTCATGTTTTCTATCCCCCTTTAGTGTTCGTAAAATGCTATTGTTTCGCCCTTTTTGAGTTCCCAACATCCGACACCTTTACAAGCACATTCCGTGCAGTTTCCGCCACAAACTTTGTAATTATCTTTGGGCTGATTTCCCTTAAGTATTACGGCTGCGGTGGGTAGGTTGTGCGGATTGTTAATACTGCATCCGTCAAAGGGTAGGGAAAAGATCAATTTAAGGTTGTTGGGCTTTCTGTGGTTCTTAAAATATTCGTTTACGTCCTCATAATTTTTCGTAAAGGCTAAAAACCTGGTTTCCTTAAGTTCCCTTGCAAGTTTGCACATCCTATCTAAATAGTCGGTGTCGATGATGTCTCCGCTGACGTGAAATCTAAAGTATTTTGTCATCATTGCGGATGCCTTTATCTGTTGAAAGTATGCGTTGCGGTCTTCCTTAAGAATTTCAAGGTTGTTATCATATGCTTTCTTGACGGACGGATATATACGGCAAAGTTTCATTGCGTAACATTTCTTTGCACACGTTGCACAGTTCTTACAAGTTACGATAGGCGGAAGAGATACGGAAGGGATAGCCCCCATTTTAGAATTGCCTTTTGATATGCTGATAGTTTTCATATTGTTAACCCCCTTTATCTGTTAGGTGTAAAACGTTCGTATTTAGTCACGTTGCCGTTTGCAGATGTGATGTATTTGCTGAAATAATTTCCGTTTAAAAGTACGTTTAAAACGTTGTTGGGTAGGTTTTCGTTGTCGGTGTATTTCCTTTTGTATCCGCTGATGTGATAAACGTTGTAGTGGCTTTTTCCGTTCGTGGTTATCTTTGAAACGTGGTCTATCATCTTTAAACCCCCTTTGTTTTTTCGTTGAGATAGTCAACCATATCTTTTGCTAATTGGTACGCCTTTACTTTGGTGTCAGTGCAACAAGCGTGAAGAGTGAAAGTGCCATCAATGGAAGAGTAAAGAGCCGACCACTTGCCAAACGTCTGATAAAGAACGATGTTTTTGTAGTAGAAATTCTTTTTCATATCTTGTTTTTCCTTTCTATCCGTTCCACCTTTCCGCCTTTCAACATCCTTCAAATTGTTATCAACTGTTCGGTGCTTATTCGGTTTTGTTGGTGGCTGTTTGTTTGTTGTGAGATAACAATACACAATGATACGAAATATGTCAATACACAATGACACGGAAAAAGACAAAAACACCCTTGAAACACCGATGAATACTGACAAAAATTTTTTTGAAAAAAATGTTGACACTACACCGAAAAACAGAAAAATGATAGAAAAATAGAAAGCACGACACCCACGAAATGCAGACGTGTCAAGGGATACAGCCGATTGACATTTAAAAGCTCTGATGTAAAAAATGCGAAATTCCGGAAAACCTGGAATCGCTGAAACACCGATGAAATAAGGCTTTCAAGGCATTTGATCAACACGAAAATAAGGGGTAAAAAATGCAATTATGACAACGTTGTCAGAAAACATTAACACCCTTGAAACGTAGTATTCAAGCCTATCACAGCCGATTAACACGTCATTATACAATGATATATTTTCAACGTTGACACCCTTAAAACGTAGGTGTGGCAAGGGATACAAAGGATTGATGAACCGATACCAAAGGGATAAAAGGAAAATAAACCACATCACAAAGGGGATACACCCAAAGGGTAAAAGGAAGAACCAAACAAAGATATCCACATCCGACAAAGGGGTAAAAAGGAAAAGACTTAAAAGCCCTTAAAAGGGAAAACATATTTCTTGACTAAGACTAATTTCTATTGGTTAGGAGTAGAGTTACATTAAGTTGGTATAGTCTATAAAAGAATATGGAGAGAATTGTTAACCATCACAAGACATAGGTTAACAACCTACACAACAACGTAGTCACTACGTCAAGCAACGTCCAAAATTTTACCCATCAATCTATGTCCAGAATTTTACACATAGCCATCTGCAGCTTGACTATTAAGTCGGCAAGAAAGAAGAGTAGTCAAGGGTTCAATTCCCCTTTGGGTATCTGAAAAGCCGATAACGGTGCGGAGTATAAGCCATAGCAGAGCAAATACCTTACCTATAATTTATATGAGAGGGATGTATATACTATAGGTCTGTAGATTCTGGAGTCCTATAGTACCCCTATACCCTTGACTACCCGGCTGCCTTATCTACCTCCTATATGTCCGATAGAAAATTTTTTTCGCATAGCTTTTGGGGTCATGTAATTGAGCAGAAGATCACCGGATATACCCCTACCCTATGTAATTAGGTTCTGCAGAATAGATAAATTTTTCTAAAATACCCTTTACTTCCCTTTTATTTCCCCTTTTATTCCCTTTTCCCATATCTAAAGAAATTGTATAGACAATTCAAGAATGCAGTAAAATAGGCGGTTTGAGTTCACTCACTCCGCAGGGCGGATACAAACCGAAAAATGAATTGTGTCTAAATCCGTGACAATTTAATGGTTTACATAATATAGGGAATAAATGTCCAAAATATTACACATAACACTTGATTTGATTGATATATAGTGCTAATTTAAAGACAAAGAGAGGTTTACATAATATGAAGTATTCACCCGAAGAGTTAAAGGAAATATTGGAGAAGGCCCCCACAGATGAAAAGGGTAGACCGATTATTTCTGATGAAGACTTCATTGACAACATGAAAGAGTTGCCCTCCGGAACAAAATCCACCGAAAACAAGTTAAGCACGAATGGCGGATACATTGTTCTGCGTAAGGAAGGTGATCCCCGTAATAAAGAGATTGGAAAGATGGGCGGAGAGAAAGCTGCAGAGACCTATCTTCGCAGAAAGACCTTTAAAGAGTCCATCACTATCCTTCTGAATCAGAAAGATAAAAATGGAGTCTCCATGCAAGACAAGATAGTCGAAGCAATGGCGAACAAAGCAATGGATGGATGTGTCGGTGCGTTTGAGGCGTTAAGAGACACCGTAGGAGAGAAACCTTCGGATCAGGTATCGCTTGATGTAATGACCGACAAAGATAGAGAAGTGCTAAAGAATTTAACCGAAAGGTTAGGACTTAATGACAAATCTTGATGAGATCAAGAAAGCAGAATTAGATTACTGCAAGGATCATCCGGAATATTACTTTGATAAGTACGTCCATATCGAAGTCAAGAAAACGAATCAAGAGTTAGTACAGCCCTTTAGGTTATGGCCCAAGCAGAAAGAAGCACTACTGTCAATCTGCGAACATAGACTGAACATCATATTAAAAGCACGTCAGTTAGGATTTTCCTGGATGGCGTGTGGCGAAGCGTCAAGGCTGATGATAACGAGGTCCGGTAGAACGGTCATTGCGTTATCACGAAGTGAAGAAGAAGCCAAAGAGTTAATAAGACGTGTAGCGTTTATATATCAGAATAATCCCTTGATTGAGAATGAGAGGGAGAAACCCGCAGGGTATACGGGAGTCACATATAAGGTAAGTGCATTAGAGATAGTCGTTAAGCGTTGGGGAGAACCGCCTTCTGTAATGAAAGCGTTTGCATCCTCACCGAATGCAGGCCGTTCATTTACCGCTGATTTACTCTTAATGGACGAACACGCATTCCAGGAATGGGCGGAAGAGATATGGACTGCCGCTTATCCTACGATAAATAGCCCTGATGGTGGAAAAGTAATCTTAATATCCACTATTAAGCGTGGGTCGCTGTTTGAGAAGTTATTTACCGACCCCGATAACGGATTCAATAAGATATTCATACCGTGGTATGCCGATCCCAATAGAGACGAAGAATGGTACGAAAATACCAAGAAGGCAATGGGAGACCTAATTACCCAAGAGTATCCCGCCACGATAGAAGAAGCATTGACTGTACCGGGCGGAGCGTTCTTCCCCGAAGTCAATGAAGTAAATACTATCACTACTGAACCGCTTGAAGGCTATGTAACGAAGAACTATGTTGCGATTGACTACGGACTCGATATGTTCTCCGCACATTGGATACGGATAAACGAGCGTGGGGAAGCACAAGTCTATCGTGAATATGACAGCCCTAACCTAACCATAGGGCAGGCCGCAGAAGTTTTAAACGATTTGTGCACCGAACCCGTAACGTTATTCCTTGCCCCACCTGACCTTTGGAATCGGTCACAGCTAAACGGTAAGTCAAGAGCAGAGCTTTGGCACGAAGCGGGAGTGAATCTCACTAAAACGAGCAGAGACTTCCCTGCCGGATGTGCGGCAATGAAAGAGTGGCTACGTCCGAGAGAAGGAAAGAAGTCACGTTTAACGTTACTCAAAGGCGAAGCACCTAATCTGTATGACTGCTTAAAGAAAATACAGAAGGATGATAAACAGCCTAACGTATACGCCAAAAAGCCCCACGATTTAACCCACGATCCCGATTCATTACGTTATTTCTGCGTATGGTGGACTACCGCAGCGGAGATACCGAAGGTCAAGGGTAAGAAGTGGAGACAAGACTTAATCGAAGATTATAAGAATGCTGACAAAGAGACCAAAGCATTGATGGTATCAATATACGGAGAACCCATCTTATGAGGTTATTTAAACGTATGAAAGACGCTTTAAAGCCCAATAAAAAACTTGACGAGTGGAAGGGCAAGTATAACAAGTCTAAAGACGCTTATGCGGATCAGTTAAACCGTATGCGTAATCAGGAAAGACTTTATAACGGTGATGCTTTCACCCGCAGGTCAAAGAATCAGGGCGGCGGAGAGTCTTCCAAGAAGTCAGAGAACGTCAGGAACATCATTTATGAGCTGTTAGAGACGGAAGTAGACTCTTCCATCCCTATGCCTAAAGTCACTGCTATCCACGAAGAGGACGCAGAGCAGGCAGAGATAATCGAGCAGATGCTTCTTAATGAGATTCGTTTACTCCGGTTCAAGGAAATGAATGACGTTTCCGAGAGAGTAACTATCGTTCAGGGCGGAGATTGGTATCACACCGAATGGGATTCCCGTAAAGGAAACCATTGTACCATTGGCGGACTTGAAATCAACGAGAGAGACCCCCAAACAGTTATCCCCCAGGCAGACGTAACCGACCCTTATAAGCTCGATTATGTCTTCCTTCAATTATCAATGACGAAAGACGCTGTAAAGAGGGTTTATGGCGTTGACGTTTCCGAAGAGATCAATACCGAAATCGAACAGAACAAGGACAGTAATGATGAATTAGTTACTGTTATCAAGACCTATTATCGTTCCGAGAATGGAGAGATAGGTATTTTTACATGGTGTGGGAACACAGTCCTTGAAGATATGGAGAATTACCAGGCCCGTAGACTCACCCGTTGTAAGAAGTGCGGACGCATCAAGGAAGGTGACGTTTGTGAATGTGGCTCTAAATCCTTTGAAACGACCATAGAAGAGTATGAAGAAGTAGAAGAGGACATAGTTACCCTTACGCAGACAATACCCGCTTATGAGGACGTAGAGAGCGTTGTAATGGGTGAAGACGGAAACCCTATACTTGAAAACGGACAGCCCAAGATGGAAGTCCGCAGGGAGCATAAGAAGATTCCGTACTATAAGCCTAACGTAATGCCCCTTGTCCTTCGTAGGAATGTATCTAAAGCAAAGTCTCTTATGGGCGTGAGTGATGCCGCTGTCATTGAGGATCAGCAGGATGCTATCAAGAAGTACGGCTCTAAACTCCAAGAGAAGATTCTTAAGGGCGGTTCAATCGTAACCATACCGCAGAATTTGAAGATAGAGACTACTGATGAAGAGTTAAAGGTCGTCAGAGTTGATAACGCTAATGACGTATCAATGATAGGCGTACATAACCTTGTATCGGATATCAGTTATGACCGTATCGCAATGAACGATAACTACGAAGCTGCAAGGTCAACGCTCGGTATCACAGACGCATATCAGGGTAAGTATGACGCTTCCGCTGTTTCCGGTACTGCTAAACAGTATTCCATCAATCAGGCAGCGGGCAGAATGGAATCCAAGCGAATAATGAAGCAGGAAGCATATTGCAGACTGTATGAGATCATGTTCAAGTTCATGCTTGCGTATGCCGATCAGCCCGTTCCTCTTTCCACTAAAAACCCTGACGGTTCAGATAACTTTAGTCACTTCGATAGATATGACTTCCTTAAGATGGACGAAGACGGAAATCTTTATTGGAATGATGAATTTATCTTCGAGGTTGACCCGACTTCCACAATAATGATGAACCGTGAAGCAATGTGGAATCAGATAGACCTTAAGTACCAGGCAGGAGCTTTCGGGCCTATCGGAGACTTGCAGACACTTCTTAACTATTGGACGTTCATGGAAGAGAGTGATTATCCTAACGCTTCAAAGGTTAAGGCTATCATCACTAAACAGATAGAGGATGCAAAGACCGCACAGCAACAGCAGAATCAGATGGCACAGCTTATGCAGCAGATAGGAGCAAACAATGTTATGCCCGGTATGTAAAACAGAATTAAGAGTGTCCGCAAGCAAGTACGTTTATAAAGACGGACACCTTTATATGGTTCAGGAATTGACCTGCCGTAATCCCAAGTGTGAGAACAATGGGAAAGTGGTAGACAAAGTTTGGCACGAATTAGAGGTTTCCGAGGAATGAAATGTCCGAAGTGCGGAAGCGAAGTAATGGTATATGTCGAACACCGTCTGATAGACGATAAGTGGCGTGTTGTGTGTGAACATTGTAAGCACACATCCGAGTGGTATGAAAGCCACAAGGAAGCACGAAAAGAGTTCTGTTGTAAGACCCAATAGGGTTTTATATAAATTCGCAACTAATAGCGTAAAAATAGGAGAACAATATGGAAGA